CCGGGTGACACGTTGGCCGGTATCGCGGCGGCGACTGGTTTGTGGCCGTGGTCTGATTGGTCGGGGTATGCGTCCGGTAATCCCAATGTGATATATCCCGGCGAAACCGTTTGCTATGGCGGTAACACTGTAGCGCAGTCAAGCACGAATACGGTACGCACGTATATGGTGCAACCGGGTGATAGTTTGTGGGCTGTTTTCGGTACCGATTGGGCGCGTGTCGCGTCGGTTAATGGTTTGTCTAACCCGAGTTTGATTTATCCGGGTCAGATTTTGCGTTACTGATAACCATTGTTAATAATCGGCGTGTCGCTTTTGCGCGCGCCGATTTTTATGTTATAAATATATGTGTTAGCAAATATGTTAACAGAAAAAATAGATACAAAGGATGATAATATGCGCAAGATTCGTAGGGTAATCGCTGATAGCGATATCAGCTACTATGACCGAAACGGCGAAATGCAAACGTTTCACACCACCGGAAATATTCGCACCGTTGAAAAAGCAGTTAAAGCGCTTATGGACGCGGGTATCATCAACGTCCTGATTGATGATATCACCGTACACAAGACAACGTATGCTATGGACGTTGACACGTTTGTCGAACACGCCGAACGTATCGTAACCGACAACGATAACGACAACGATACCGACAACGATAACGACAACGATAACGAACCCGAGTTCTGATTTTGGAAGGAAACATCATGGCCGAAAACAATGAACAGATGAACGACACCGCTAATGAAACCGCTCAGACCACTGTAGACAATTATCGTTACATTTGTACGATGGACAACAGCACTTTTGAGGGTAAACGTGCCATTGTCAACGCGCGTAACAACGCAGTGTCGCTGAACGCTATCGGTGACACGCCGCTAACGGTCATTGGCGCGTACACCGCGCCGGGCGTGCGTTCTCAGACGGGACAGAAGTGCGTTAACGTCTATCTTTTTGCAAATGACGGTAATACGTATTTCAGTCAGTCACAGGGCATTTATCGTAGCGTGTTGGATATTTATGACATGTTCCCCGATTTTAACGCGCCTAACGGTATCTCCGTGGCAGTGAAAAAGACGCCGCTCGGTGGTGGCAGGTCTACAAAATCGCTTGAAATTAAGTAGTTTGAAATGAGAAAAAAAGCGCCATAAATAATATGGCGCTTTTTTTATGAGGGTGGTGAAAAATCATGCCTAGGGCGCGTAAACAGGCGGACGTTTTAACCGCGAAACGCAAGCGCGTGACCCGCGCGATAAACAGTCTGAAAAAAAGCATTACGGACACCATGCCCGAGAGTGAGATAAACGCGCGTCGGAATTATATCCGGCGGCTTGAATCGCAGTTGAAAAAAACATATGTCGGGCGCGTGAGTAATCGCGCCATGCGTGATGAATTATATCAGCGCGCCAACGAAGTCGCTGATACGCTTGTGCGACAGGTAGGCGAGGTACGCGGCGGCAAGGGCCGTGCAATGGAACGCAGACGGTCGTTTAACATTTTCCGCATAGAAATGAGATTAGCGTCCAAGGGGCAACCGAGCGTATTGGGTGAACTCGGTCGGGAAAAAGTCAAGATTTTTTGGCGATACACACAAAACATATGGCAGAAACCTAATATTCCGCCGGATAAACGTTTGGAGGCCGTGATGAAGGCATATGACGCGGGCTCGCTGAGTGAACTTTTTGACAACATTATGGCGCGGAACGAAAAAGTACTACAGTACGCCAAAAACATGAAAGCGCATACGGGCGAGTTGGAGGATTATACGGATACCGACGGCGGTAGCCCGATATGGCTAGTAGCGGTTTCCCCCGACGTGGTACGATGAAAACACGCAAAGAATACAGAATTGCGGCGATATTCGACACCGAAACCACGAATATCGGTGAGGGTGCCGAAACACGCGCGTATCCGATATTATACATTTTCAACGATATGCGGGCTACCCCGTTGGAATCGTATACGCCCGATACGGACGATGTACGTTTTTACCGGCGCACGTCCGAAGCGTTGACGTACATTGATGATTTGATTACGTATGGTCGTGCGCATGGTTATGTGCCGATAATCGCGGCGTATAATCTCATGTTCGATATGCAGACCCTCATGCTGGAATTGGCGCAATCGTATACGATTGAGGTCAACGCGCAGACCGCAACAAGCGTGTACACGCTTGATTTATGCGTTGATGGTAATGTGGTGTGCCGTTTTTGGGATACGTTTTACCTTGAAATGGGCGGCCTACGCGCTATGGGTGAGACATGCGGCCTGCCCAAAGCGGTAGGCGATTGGGATTACTCGCTGGTACGTACACCTGAAACGCCGTTGACCGAGGAAGAACTGTTTTACGCGCGGCGTGATGTACAGGTGATACCGCAGTATCTGCAATGGCTGTTGCGCGCGAACCATTGGCTCACGCCCGACATGCTGGGTTGCCGCGTACTGACCAAAACCTCGCTTGTTCGGCAGATGGCGCGCCGTGAGATTGGCGGACGGCGCGTCACGTTGCAAGGCGGCAAGAAAATCACTTTGCAACGCGCTTTTGAAACGACGTGTAATCAAGAGTTTCCTAAAAACTATGAGTCCTATGCGTTGCGTAAGGCGTGTTTTCGTGGCGGTTTGACTTTTACGAGCGCGAAAACCGCTAGCGTTGTCGTTGATAACGTGGCGTCTCTTGACGTTACGTCAATGCATCATGCGTTCATCAACGGGCGTCGTTTGCCGGTTAAATTCGCGGTTGCCCCGCCGGAAATTTTGCAAATCGCGTGTAAGCGTATCGTTGACACGCCGCTTGAAGATGTATTGCGTAATTATAGTGACCCGTTTCGCACGGGGTTGCATGTTGCGATACGTTTTACAAACCTTAGATTACGGGCAAACACATGTTTTTCCGATTGGGGCATTGCAATCTGCCCGCGCTCAAAATTCGTGCGGACGTTGCAGGCGGACACCGATTATAGCAATAATGAACGCGCGAAAACACAGGAAAACAGTGTAAGGGCGCACGGCTACGTTGATAGTGCCGTTAATCCGACGTTTGCTTTTGGAAAATTGTATCGGGCGGACGCATGTATCTTGCACGTTAATGAGATTGAGCTGTGGAACGTGGCACAGGTGTATGAGTTTGACGAAATGCATGTGTTGTATGGCGAGGCCACCACTAAGACGATTGTGCCGCCCGATTACGTGACATTGCAATCAAATATGCTGTTCGCTCGGAAAACCGACGTTAAAAATCTGATTAAACATTATCATGCGGGGACACCGTATGCGGGTGATATACCCGAGTCGATACCCGAGGGAATCGCACGTGACGCTAGGGCGGGTACGTTGAGCGTGAAATTTCTGCAATCTTATTACGGTAGCACCGTTAAGGGACAATTCAATGGTATATATGGCACACAGGCACAGGACGTTATGAAAGCCGATTACCGTGTGGCGGAAACCGGTGAACTGGAAGTAGATAGGGCCACGGTCTGCACTCCCGAGAATTTCGCGAAAAAGCGGCCGAAGACACCGCGCGTGCTGTACACGTATGGTATGCGAATCGTAGCCGGGTCACGTATGCATTTAATAATAGCCATGATGCTGATATATCGGCGTTTCAGCGCGCGTGTCACCGTCACGGGCGGCGATACCGACAGTCTTAAAATCAGTTGCGCCAATGACGTGACCGATACGGAACTGTTGGACGCGCTCGAACCATTGCACACAGCGATAGAAAACGCAATCAATCTCACCATGAGGCGCGTCCGAAACACCGCGCCCGACATGGCGTCAACGCTTGACCATATCGGCAAGTTCGAGGTTGAGGACTGTGGCGGCACCACACGTTACGCCGAACACGTGGAACTGTGGAACAAGGCGCGTGTAAGTCTGGATATGTCCGGGCGCGTGCATGTCACTTGCGCGGGCCTACCACGGCCCGACGGCGTGTACACCATTGAGGACTGTATCGAGGACATTATGCACATGGGTCACGGTTTCGCGGAAACGATACGGTCGGCACTGGGTTATGACGTGTTGGTCGATTATGAGATTTGCCACACGTTGCAACGCAACCGCCCGCATGTGTGGGATAGGTACGTCGGCACCGTCACCGATTATCAAGGCATGACATATCATGTTGACGCGCCCGAGGCGATAGCGTTGTACCCGTCCGGCAGATGGCTAGGCGAATCGGACAAACAGGCCAACGGCGAGAATCTTGCATACATGCGGGACGTATATAATAGGAACGTTGAGACATTGCCGCGCGAACTTATTGTGCGGGACGGCAGACCCATGATTGTGAGTATTGATGGCGAAATATTATTATGACAGGCTTAAAACCGTAATATTACCGCGAAACGCGGACGTGAACATGATTATCGGCGCGCGCGGTTTAGGCAAAACCTACGGTATGCGAAAATACATGATAGAGGACTATTTGAAAAACGGCTATTGTTTTGCGGAAATCGCCCGTTTTCGTGAGGAAAACAACGATATCGCCGCAGACTATTTTGACCGTATTATAAAAGATAATATTTTCCCCGATTATGAATTTCGCACAACCAATAAAATAGCTGAAATACGACGGAAGAAAACCGGCAAAAAAGAAAATCCGTGGCGGATAATCGGTTATTTTATACCCCTGACCATGCAACAGCGAAAAAAGAAAAGCACATACGTGAATGTGCGCAACATTTGCATGGATGAATTTATCATCGATAATGACGATAGATATCATACGTATTTGAAAAACGAGTTTGAGCAATTGGCGAAACTTGTGGATACCGTGACACGTGAACGTGCCGACGATACCGAGCTACGTAAACCGCGAATATTCCTTTTGGGTAACGCATGCGACGCATTCAATCCGTATTTTCGACGTTATGAAGTGCCCCTCAATCCCGAGTATGGTTTACAATGGCTTGACGGCAAGACATGCCTGTTTGATTACGTGCGAGACGATGAATACGCCGAGCAAAAGGCAAAGAACACTGTTGCGGGGCGTATGCTGAAAAACAATGATGATATGACAGCAAAAAACAAGTTTCGGCAATTTGATACCGATTTTATCGAAAAACCGCATAAGCACGCGAAACTCACTTATGTGTTCCGTTGGTTTCGGCAAGAATATGGGGTGTATGTTGATATGCGTTGCGGATATGTTTTTCTCTCTACGAAATACGACGGCGGCGCACATGTGTCATATTTTGCAATCACGCTAAATGATAACAAGCTTAACTATCTCACTGCGAATATGGCAAAAGAGTTGATTAAAAATCTTACATCGTATTACGCGCTAGGCTATTTGAGATATGACACGGTGGAAACGCAACACGCCGTAAGTGAAATGTTAAAGAATTTCGGTGTAAAATAAATACGGCATACAAAGAGATACCACAGTGAGACCGCTAAAACATTGTCATTGATGTCCACGGTTGACTCCGCCAATGATATGGCCGTAAGGGATAAGCGCGCCGGTTGTTACTGTGAGTCATGTCGCAAGTATGCTATTCTTAAGTCGTATCGGCCCGTATCACGCCGATACGACTTTTTTCATATATATGGAAGGAAAAACAAATGGATGACGAAACCACCGAAGAGAGGGACACCGCCGAACGTGATGACCTCACCCCCGACGAATCACACCGTGAAGGCGAATTCGATGACTTGCTCGACATGCTGACACGGTTGCTTGATAAAATTGACGCAATGAACGAACGAATCGACGGAATCTACGACAATTTCACGGACTCCGTGGCGCAGATGGTCGAAAACGGCGCAACCGTAAAAGAAACCGACGATGACGCGGTTGAAGCAATCGCGCAAGCGGCGGCGGCGGAAGACTTGGAAAACCTCGATTACACACTGTAACGGATAGGAGAAAAATATCATGGCTGTAGATAACGCGACGATTTTGGATAAAGTCCGTACCAAGGGCACCGATGACTACCAGCAACGCATACCGAGCGCGACGCAAACCGGCGTGGCGAACACCATGCGTTATCTGTTCGACCCCATGAACCGCCAATATTTGAATGATTGTGTGTGGAACATGGTGAACCGTATCGGACTCACCGTAATGGCGCAGAACGCGCCGTTTGAAAACCCGTTAGCGATTTTCAAGAAAGAGAATCTCTACTGGGGTTCGACCGTACAGGAAATTGCCGTCAAATGGATTAAGGCGCACGGGTACAAGGATGACGCCGAAGAGTTGCTCAAAATGCACCGCCCCGAGGCCGCCGTCTGGTTCTACGAGATGAACCGCCGTGACCAGTATCCCATCTCATGGACAGAAGATGAGTTGCGACAGGCGTTCGTAGATGACTTCGGGCTGAACCGTTTTATCGCGCAGATCATGGAAACACCGCGCAACAGCGATAATTATGATGAAATGAACATCATGCTTGCGCTGATACGCCACTACGAACAGAATCTCGGCTTCTACAAAGTACACCTTGATAAGATTCCATCCGACGAAACCACCGCCAAGACATTGCTAAAATCCCTCCGTTCGACCGCCGGACGTATGCAGTTCCCCTCAACGCAGTACAACGCGCTGAACGTGACCGACATCCCGGCATACGCCAACCCCCAGCAAATGGTGTTGCTGATTGAACCGGAATATCTTGCGTCGATTGACGTTGACGCATTGAGTGCCGTGTTCCAGTTGGACAAGGCCGAAGTGCCGTATCGTATCGTTCAGGTTCCTAGCCTCGGTATCCCCGGTGCTGTCGCGTTGCTTGTATCGACCGACTGGTATCAGGTACGCGACACCATGTACGGCACCACCCAATTCTACAATCCGCAGACACTCGGCAACACTATGTACCACAACCATTGGGGTATCTACGGCGTGTCGCCGTTCACCCCGTGCGCGTTGTTCACTACCGACGCGGGTACCAGTATCACGGTCGTGACGCAGACCGTGACCGATTTCACATTGACCCCGACCACGGGTAACGTGTCGGCGGGCGACGTGGTACAGCTCACGCCCAAGCTCACCGCCACCGTCCAACCCACCGGCACCGCAATCGAGGTTGCGCCGAACTCCGCGACATACGAGGTGTCGGCCAAGCACGCCACGAAGGATACGACCCCAGGCGCGTCGTTCGAGCTCGATGTCAACACGTTCGTCGATGACCAAGCCCGCTTGCATGTCCAGCGTAACGGTCTCACGAAGGGCGACATAATCACCGTGACCGGCACCGCGACTTACGTCAACCCGACCGGGGAGACCACTGAGCATAAGGCCACAAGCACTTTCACCGTCAAATAGTCTCTATGTTAGAATGGGTGATGTTTCACGTGAAACATCACCCATTTTTCATATATAAAGAAAGATATGATATGGACTTCCCGCACCTTCAAAACGCCACGGCGTTCCCCGATACGGACACGCGCGTGTACGAACAGTACCGTAATGTTTTCGACTACAATGTTTGGACGCCAAACACGGTTATCAAGTTGTGCCGCGTGAACTGGTACGATGATTATCATGATGTAGTGAAATTCCCGGACGATACCGCAAGGGACGCATGGTTTGACAAACTGACCGGGGAAACCGTCAAGCTCACGACTAACATGTATATCGCGCGCGCCGATACGGACGGTATAAAATTACCCGTACCGTATATGACGGCGCAACGGTATAATTACATTGTCGTTGATTTTTCGCATGACATTATTAATACGCCGTATCAGCAAACCGACGTGCAGACACGCTATCACTTTTTCGTCACCTCTGTACGTGCCGAAGCGCCGAACACGACAACATGCACGCTTGTACGTGATGTATGGACGGACTATATCAACAGCACCACAATCAACGGTTTGCTGTTGTCACGCGGGCACGCGCCGTTGACGGAAACGACACCGCAAAAACTGTTGGATAACCCACGGGCCAACTGTCGTGATTTTACGTTGCCCGACGTTGATTATGGCAACGCGGCCACGAACATTAGAAAAAGCACGCCTATCAATTTGCAAAACGGGGCAAGATACATATGTTTGACCGCAACGTTTTCCCCGCAACAATTGCAATCAATGAGCAATGTGCGCGGTACAAACGTCACGGACACCACCCCGTCATATACCAACGCCGACGAAACGGTCAATGGTTTTATATGGGGTGCCGGAAACATAAACACGTCAAACGTAACCGGCGCGGGCACGTCATATAATACCATTGATAACATCACCGCAAGCAACGTGTACATGTACGCGCTGGAATCATCCAAAGTATCGGGTGATTATTTTGATACGATGTTTGCGTATTATCCGCATATCATGTCACAAATCGTATCTGTTTTCGTTGCCACGGCGAACATGATGCAATTAGGAACCAGCACTACGGTTAATGATGTGGCATGGCATGCGGTCAGCGGCGCGCGCACAAAACTAGCGGACATTAATCTAACACTAAACGACTTCGGTTATTCACCCGAGTACGCCAAAATAACACGACTGTACCTCGCACCCTACGCGCACTTGGAAATATCCGACAATATCGGCAATAAAACCCGAGTGGAAATAGCGGAATGCGGCCACCTCTCGGCGCAAGCCGTCACGTCATTAAGCTACCCGATATTACGACAACTCGCATGGCTTGACGGTATCGGTGGTGACGGCGACACGTCCATAATCATCAACGCCATCAACGGGGCCACCATTACCGCCGACGTGCCGAACGCGGACGCGCTCAAAACGCTCATATCCCATGACATACCGACATATGCGTTGCAACGCCGCGCAATCGACGCGCAACGCGCCGCCTCCTACAATGCCGCCGTAAGTCAGGCACGGCAAAACGCCATGCTGACATATGAAAACGGCGCGCGCTCGGCCAATGTCAGTCAAGCAAACACGTATCGTAGCAGTGCGGCGACGGTATCGAACACCGCACGCGCGAATCAACGCGACATAGCGATAAAAAACGAGTCCAATAGTGTGCGCTCGGATAATCTCACATACTCGAACACACGCCAAACCGCTGACTTGGGCACTAGCACGGCCAAAATCAACCGTGATGTACGTGATGATAATACACTACAGAATAAAGCTTTTGTGGAAGGCACCCAAACACAGGCGATAACAAACGTGGCAAGTGCGATAGGCTCAATAGCGGGGGCCGCGCTGGTAATCGGCACCGGGGGCGCGGCCTCGCCGGTGGTGGCCGGTGCAATGGCAATCGGCGGTGCGGCGCTTCAGGGCTACAACACCGGTATTGCAATCACTAACAGTCAGGAACTCAACGCGACATCCAATTATGTTGCAAATGATAAAGCGAACACCGCAATACAGGCCAACACCGAGCAAACACAACATGCCATAACGCAGGCCACCGCCGTGACCAGTCGCGCGAACACGCAGGCCGACCGCGTTACCGAGTACAGCACAAGCGCGGCTACCGACATGACCGCTACAAGCACGGGCACGGCCAACACGAACGCGGGCGCATCACGTGGTGTGACGGTTGACAACGCCAAACGAATCATGATGAACGCGCGCGACAACACGAATGCGGCATGGCGCGACATGCTCAATCATCCCGCGCAACCGGTCGGCGCGTATGGCGGCGACAATTTCAGACAGGCCACGGGGCTTGACACCATGACCGTGAAAATCGTAACGGAAGACAACGGCGCGATAGCGGCGGCGGGCGATTACATGCTACGCTACGGGATAGCAAGCAACAAACTCTATAATAAACCGACGCTGACAACGTGCAAGCATTACACGTATTGGCAGACCGCCGACATATGGACGATATGCCCATTGGCGCAAAACGAGCAATTGCAGACAATAAGGGATATTTTCAGTTCCGGTGTTACAATATGGAACAGGCCCGAGGAAGTCGGCGGCGACTTCGTACACGACAATCTATAAGGTGGAAGTATGGGACGCAAACGAACGCATAAAAGGCCGTTGACCCGCGCGGAACTGGGTGAGCGCGGCGCACCGGTATGGCAACAGTCCGAGGCGCTCAATTCGCAAGCGTATTCAATGGCGTATTCTCAAATGTTGAATATCGCGTTATCACGGTTCAAGTGGTTGAATCTGCCGAAAACGTGTGACGCATGGTTTCTGGAATACAATCTATTGTATTTCGGTTACGCGACAATCGCTTTCCCGCATAGTAAACCCGGCGTGTTTTTCAGCACGCAAGCGGTGACAACATCGAATTTCAACGTGTATTATAAGCCAAAGAAATGGGATAGCTACGGTATTAACGGCTGGAGATTCCCGGTGAACAATTCAAATGGTGTTTTCATCTACGCGAACCGTGCCCGCACGCCGCTCATTCCGACCATCGAGTTTTTCGCGCATGAGATTGAAGATTTGTACATGACGCGGCGGCAGAATCGTTTCAATCAGAAAACACCGTTTATTCTTGAGGTTCCAGCCGGACAGCAAACGGCGGGTATCAACGTTATCAAGCAAATCAGCGGCGGTGAAATGGCAATCATGGCGACACCCGGTTTCACCGATTCCATGAAGGCCAACGTGCTGAAAACCAATGTCGAATATATCGGCATGGAACTACAGAACGACATACAAAACACGTGGAATGCGTTCTATCAAGCGCTAGGCATTAAAAATCTGCCGTTGAAGATGGAACGGCAGACCGCCGACGAAATACAGGATTACGGCGAACCGACCGACCTACGCGCGCTCAGCGAACTTGAGGAACGGCGCGCCGCTTGCGATATTCTCAACACAAGATTTGCGAAATACCTCAAGGAACCGATACAAGTCGTGTGGAACGAGGACAACATCTCACGCAATTATGATTATTTGAACAATCTCGAACGATTGGACGGTGATGATAATGCAGAATGACATAGACAGCTACCAGCCGTGCGAATCACGCGACGAATTTCATGGCGTGATGACGTATACATTTGGGGAACTACTCGATGTGCCGGGCGGCGTTGACTGGGATAATGCCGCATGGTCATGGCGTGACGTTGCCTATGATGACACGCAATACACGCGCTGTTGCCGTAAAATCGAAAACCGTTTCTATGACCGGGAACTAGGTGTTATGCCACCGTCAAGATGGCGACGGCACTTCATGCGGCTCATACAAGAAATCATGCCGACATTACGCCCACTATACGCGCTTATAGACAATAATCCCGATATAATTCTCAGTGATAGCGACACATGGCATAAAATGCGCACCGTGTTTTCCGATTTTCCCGCGACACAGCTCACCGAAAATCAGGATTACGCAAGCAACGCGACTGACAATCAATATGAGACAATCGCTAACGGCAATTTCATGGATAAAGTCAATCGCATACGCAACAACGAATATGTCGACATTGACGTGTTGTTGCTTGACCATCTGGAATCATGTTTTAGCCCGTTATGGACTATCAACATAAACAATTACTAGTGAGGTGCTTTCATGGACACCAATACATTAGCCCGAGTCGAAAACGAATATGCCAAGCTTACCGATTCCATCAACAAACTAGGTGATTATCTATTAAAACAAATGGACAAAAAGAAAACGCTGACAGATAATCACTATAAATTATTGATAAAACAATACGCCATCATGCAACAATACGCCGACGTTTTGGCGCAACGAATCAACCTCGCAAGGAAGGAAAAATAATGTTCCCATATCTACCATTTTACTCGGTATGGCCCTACACGCCCGCCATACCCGCGTTCTACTGGAACGCCAAAAGCCAAGAAGAAATAATAAAACATATCGCATGTGAAATTGACCACATCACAGCATATCTTGACGAAATTATAACCGACATAAACAAAACACTAAACGACTACGATACAAGAATAAAAAACATCGAGGCACACATAAACGACTACGCAATCGCCATAGCGCAAATACAAGAACAAATCGAACATATCGGAGACACACAACTGGTCTGGAACGTCACAAAAGGCGAATACACTGACAGTAAAACAGCACTACGAGACCTATACCGCGAACTAGCGGTGTACGGCGCAAGAGTAAGCCAAATCGCTGACATAAACACCGGCAAGGCCGCAGAACACCGTACCGACGAAACATCAGCAATCGGCAACCTCACCATATTCAACGACACCACGCCACGTGTCACCAATCCAACCACCGGCGATCCATATTCGCCGTTGACCAAATAAGGAGTAATCATATGGTTAACACCACAAATTACAATCTGGAAAAATACGAAGCCGGCGACGCCGCGAATCTCCTCGACCAATACAACAATTCGATGGACAAACTCGACGCGGCAATAAAAACCGTAAGCGATAAAGCCGATTTAGCGCTGAACAAAAACGTATTGCCGGAAGGTCTAGCGGCATTCGTGACCGCGCTTGGAATCAATAGCGAAAATGCTACTAACCTCGGCACCATACTCAATCATATTCTAAACCGCACCGGCACGGAAACGTTCACCGTTACCGACCTCAGCAAGCTCAAAAAGACCGAAGAGGGCTACCCGATTCCGCCCGCAAAATAAGGTATATAAATCATGGCAACAGAAACACCGTTTTACCATTTGCCGTTATACGAAAGCGGCGACTTAGCCGACCTACGCGACGGCTACAACGCCGCAATGCGCACCCTAGACCGCGTAATACATCAACTAAAAGTACAGGAAGAAATAAATCACCCGACGAATCTCAGGAAGGACAACTAACATGACCGACTACACAACAAACTTCAACCTCGAAAAATATCAAACCGGCGACGCGGCAAACCTAAACGACCAATATAATGCGTCAATGGACATTATCGACACTAATCTCTATAAAATCAACACTAACGCAAACACCGCCGGTGGCAAAGCGGCCCAAGCGCTAGAAACAGCACAAAACAACACCAAAAATCTAGAAGCATTAGGCGTAACCGATACCGCAACTGCGGCACAGCTCAAAAACACAATAGAAACCAACACCAAAAATCTAGAAGCATTAGGCGTAACCGATACCGCAACTGCGGCACAGCTCAAAAACACAATAGAAACCAACAAATCAGACATAACCGACATAAACAACAACCTTACCGGCATACACAACAACCTTACCGGCATACACAACAACCTTACCGCACTACATGCAAACAACGTAACGGACGCAAACAACCTTTATAACATCATTACCAAACAAAGACTAACTAACCCATACAACTCGAAAATAGTATGTATCGGAGACTCATACGGCCAAGGGTATATGTCCTCAAATGAGGCGACAAAAAACCCATATGCGGTAATGGGCCGTTTATTAAACGCAACCATCTACAATTACAGTGATGGCGGTGCCGGTTTTATAGCCACAAGTAATAATACACACAGAACATACAATGAACAAATAAACTATGCGGCTACCCAAGTACCAAACACAAACGACATTGATTTTATAATGATAACAGGCGGTCAAAACGACACTACCAACGTCAAATCAGCCGTCATAAGCACATTGCAAAACGCACACCAAAAATTCCCGAACGCAAAAATAATCGTATATCCATGCCAATGGACAGCATATCAAATATGGGACACACTACTATTCCGATACGCCGAAATCTGCGAGGGTGTAACGGAATCAGGTTGCGCGACATTCGTGGAATACGGCTACGAACTCAACCTAGGAGAATGGCAGTGGATATCCTCAGACGATAAACACCCAAACGACACCGGCTACGAAGTAATGGGCAAAAAATTCGCAAGCGTAATGCAAGGCGGATACGGCGGCAACACAAAAAGTCTCCGCCCACTATCATACGGCGCAAACGTAACCGGTTCCAGCAGAGATATAGTTACCCTAGACCACGGCACACTAACAGTACAAATGAACTTAAAAATAAGCGCAACCTTAAACGCTAGTTCACCACTAGCATGGCTACCGAAATTCATTGTAATAAACGACAACACCGCAATGTACAAACTCTGTGTCTCGAATAAAGGCGAAAACACACCTAAAGCTATCGGCTACATTAACCCCGACAGAAATACCGACGGTAAAATATATACACCGTGGGGCACAGAAGCACTAGACATGTTCGTATCGTTCACGCAACACGTCTAATACAATAAATAAAAATAAACCGGTTGGTATTATTACCAACCGGTTTATTTTATATCAGTCACCACACATAATCATCAATTGTAACAACATAACAACCAACACCGTCTTTAACACCACAACACACGAAGTCAAAATCACAATCACCATAATTCAATTCAAGAACCATGTTAAGGGCTGATTTAAACGTGACCACATTATCATCAATTTCCTCACAAGCACTAACAGTTGTCACAAAACCGTCAATATCGACTATATACATATTATCAGGCTTAATCTCGGTCACATAGGCTTTAACTTCAAACATTTTTCCATCCTTTTTTTGTTTGTTTTTACCGACAACACCAATACT